AATGGCACGAAAGTTGGAATCAAAGGATCTTTCAGGAAATCTCGCGTAAAAATAGATGTGCCCCCTTGTGTTTACTCATGTGCTGAGTGCTCTTTTGATGGTGTATGCATTATATATTGGCATTACATGCTATGCGAAATTATGTCGTCTTAGTGTATAATATGCTTGTATTAGTTCTTCTAGCTTCTATTGTTCTTAGTGTTCACGGTATTTCGCATATAGAAATGAAAAAAACATATGGATATACTATGTTATTGTAAAGAATTTCCAAACAAAATCAATTAAGAAAACTCTTTTAAAGAGCTTTCTTAAATGTTGATTAACTAATCTTTATTGGACTTTGACTTTGACTTTGACATTGACCTTTTTGTATTTTTTCCAAACAATTTTCCAGCATTTCTAAGTTTTTGAAGTGCTTGCTGAAATTGTGATGTTTTATTAGTCCAATTATTATTTCCTCCACGTTGGAGTTTTCTTTTACGACGAGTCTGTCTAGCTTTCATCTATTACTTTTAATGAAAATAGTTATTTGTGATAGGTGCCATTACAGGGCGGCAGATATTTTCCTGACAGAATTCACCTTCTTTACATAATACACCTTTACAATCTCCCTTTCGTGAATCAACACCTCCCATTGCTTGGAAACCCTCAGGAAATGAACGCGCAAATGTACGACGAATCATTGGTAAAAATGCCACAGCTGCAAGAAGAACTAATACGAGTCCAAAAAGAGAATATCCTCTGTTGACTTTCATTTCTATTGTAGGGGGCGCATTTTAAGGGACTACCGGAAGAGGATTTCTATCGTGTAGTTCAGGTATATCAGATATTTGGCAAAATCCATTCATACAGCGTTTCGGAAATGGACACGGTTCTAAATCCGTTCCACACCGTTGAGGTTGTCCATAGACTTGAAATCCTTCGCTGGCTAAATAGGGATTAATACGAAGAAAACGATCTGCGACAAGCAGAAAGATAGCTAGGGCAGCAATAAGGCCTACTGAATATAGGTCAACCTTCATCTATAATATAGTGCTGAAATAGATGGATATTGAAAAAAGAAAGCACGACTTTCAACAACACCATAAACACCCGGTAAATATAGTATTCCACATTCTATGTGGAATAGTCTATATATCTCTCTTTTTCACCCTATTTCCACGACCAGCCTATTACGCCTACGTACTCGTCACGCTCGCCTTTTTTCCATATATCAGTGTTTTCACTGTACTGGTACTAATGACTTTCCTAAGAAAACATCTCGTGCTATCACCAATCTTAAGTATATCTGGTGTTGTTCTTATATATCTTCTTCCTGAGCTATCACACTATATGACCGGAGAAGATACTGTATTAAAGATAAATACAGTATCCGCCTTTGACATCATAGATAATTTCTTCTTTTTACTACCTCACAGTATCCTAGTATTAACGAAGGCCAGTTATTAGATAACGGATCCATAAGAGTAAAGATATTCCAAATATTCCGCTCAGCCATGTAGCATTAAAATAAAACAGTCTTGATTTCCATAAATAGTTACGTTTCCAGAGGTATGTCAGCGGAAATGCCCAAAATGCGATAAAACATATCAATGCTATAATGAATAATTGGTGCCATATCATATCAATGACTCCTACCATAAACTCATATGGTGTACTAGGATCAGTTCCTACTTGCATAAAATATCGTGTTACAGTTTCATAGAAAATATAGCTTTGTTTAACAAGATTCATATATAGATTTTCTGATTTACAATCATCGCAAACCAGAAAGTGTAGTTTCAACATAATACGATAGTTCTTTTTATCCATTTCACGATCTGTTTCGTGATTTACCACTTGATGCTCAGCCTTATCAAAATCAAAAACTACATAATCATTCTTTTGTAGTTTGTGATTAACACCAAGCTTTAGAAATCGTGTTTCAACCCTTCTATTGTCAGGCGTGAGGCCAATCAAGACGCGATAGAAATGCATGCCAGGGAAATTAAATACACCATCAATATGGGGCTCATAGTTTCCTGTCGCTCCATATAAAAATAAATCGCGACTTCCCTTTGATGGCGCCTTTGAATAATAGAGCTCATCCATCTCGGAAATATTTATAACGGTACAGCCTGATTTAGTACAAAGCTCATTCCAGAATGGATTCTTTTGAATACTTTCAACAATAGGCTTAACATCTGGGCTGAATTCATTGAACCATTTATGGTATGTTTTAGACTGTAGTTTATCTTTCGGTATTTCATTATAGAATTTCTTACATAGGATATCAGTTTTACTTTGTATTTCCTCTGGGACTTGCCCAATTCCAAAATTACCGTCAGTATCTTTAAAGTCTGTAAAAATTGTAAATCCCTCTACCATCTAACGTATTAGTTCTTTTTCTGTACGTTGAGCAAAGGTCCTTTTAGTCTACGCGCATTCATTGGATCAAAGGCATTATCCTCCTCCTCTTGTTTATCTCTAAAGTAGTTTGCAGAATGTTGCCAGAATTCTGCCGCTCCAATACGAAAATCAGGATGTAAATCAGCCTTGTACCAGAAAATACAATCTTCCAGCTTTGCTGATTGACTTGTATTGTCCACCACAAGACACTCATAGTTCTGCGTACATTGGTCCATAATCTGACAAAAAAACTCAAAGCTCGGGAATGCACTCGCATAGTTCTCAAAAATACGTTTGCGATTATTTGCATAAGGTTCGCGTAAAATAAACACAAAGTCGACATTTGTACGTAGAGCTGGTTGAATACCCAAGGGATATTGCATCGTTATAATAAAAAATACCTTTAACCAACGGCCGTTCATAAACAGATACCGAATATTCTTATCGTGTGTCCAACTATCATCATACATACAATCATCCAGAATCATAAAAGATCGTGGATCAAGACGAGATTTCCCACCTCCTTGTTGTTCACGTTGAATACGTCCCATAATCATTTTTTGCCGTTTCACAAAGTTGGCTAGAATCATTGGTGAAAACTCGCCATGAATAAACAGCGGCGGAATCATTTTTCCATAAAACGAGTTAGATTCTTCTGTACCACTTATAACAGTGCCAAGCGGCATTTCTTGATGGTGAAACAAGAGATCGCGTACAAGAGTTGATTTACCAGTACGACGACGCCCAATAAAAATCACCACAGCATCTTGAGGGATTTTTCGCATATCAAACTTCTTCAATGATACATTTACTGCCCCCGCCATTTACAACTGCTTATACAAATACTTTTTTTACCTGCGTCAAGCCGCAAACTAAAGCCTCTTTCTTCTGGTAAGAATGGATAACAATCTCCGGGGTATGAATTTACCCACCCCACGTTTCCGGTTAGCCCCACTTCCTAAAGAGCTAACTGAAGTAAGAGGCTTTAATTCTCTTCAAACATTTTTTCCAACACTTACCAAACTTTATCGCATCAATAAACATCAAGCAAATGATGTATGGTTTGATTCTAAATGGCAAATCAATGGTATTGATATTTCAGGAACATCAGGCCCCTGTTCTTTAAATTTAGTTCTAAATAAAGATTGTTCTGGTACAAATATTAGGAAACAACATCCTGCTTATTTGAAAGTCACTCATCTTTTGGACCCTGTGCGTTGGATGAAGGGAAAATATAGTCTTCCAAAACAAAATGGTCTTCCGTGGCATAATAAAACCTGGACACAAGCTTGGACGAAGTTACAAGATCCGTGTAACCAGGCATATGTAGAGGCAGTCGCATCGTATGCATTGGGCCGTCTTCGCGATGAAGGAATATCCCCGCATTTTAACGAGTTCTATGGAGCATTTTGTGCTAGAGCCGATATTTATAGATTTAATATGACGGAGGAGTTTGGCAGCTTTCGGAATGCTCGTTGGTTCTGGAATGGCCAGAAAAAAGGACTTTATAAAATGCATATTATCGATTTATCTGGTGGAAAAGATAATACAGAAAATGATTTTTTGAAAGAACCTTCTATTCTTAATTCCGATGATGAATCTGGTTCACAAGATACAGTGGAAAGTGTTGTTGAAAAAGACGACGACGATGTTGAAATTAT